TTTCATACGCGATGGTAAACGGGTAAAGGCCGTTGATCGCGGTTTGACCCGCCGGCACGTCAATATATGACATCGCAAAATTTAACGTCGCCGATGATGATAGATCGATCTCACGTGGCAAAGGCTCGGCGAGTACCGCGGTTGTGCCTCCGATTCGACTAACTGTTACAGAGTACCAAGTATCGCGAGTCGTTCTCAGAAAGGCTTTGACCTCATCACGCTCTAACGACGCACCGACGGCACCGCTCAACGTCAACGTGCGACGATCATTCGCGATACTAGTGACCGCAACGTCGGCCCTTGATTGCACAAAGTTCGCGGTATAGTCACCCGATGCAAACTTCACAGTCAACGACGGCGTCGGCGCATAAGGCTCGGATGGATTCCAAACGAAATGATAAATCTGATCTTTAACCGCTTTTCGCATTATCGCTTTTTCCTTGCGTCACTGTTTGCGTCGTTGATATCTGACATCGTCGCCCGGTTTAAATCGGCAGCTTCGACAAATGACTCGGTGATCGGCGACCAACTATGTCGACAATTATAACCCCCGCATGAAGTCTTGACCGACTTGCCTTGGCCGTTATTCAGTTTGTTCATCTGCGATTCATCGACGACTAGATTGATTAGACGTTTACAAAACGGCCGAGTGATACCGTCGTTAGGTCCGGTGTATAAATAGAGATCTAGGTCGGCAGCTGCGGCCGCGGTCGCGGTGATCGATCGGCCATACTCCGAAATCTGAGTTTTGATTTCGGTTAACTGTCGACCCGTTGATCGCTCTAACCTCGTTTGAAGATTGCTCTTAACAATCGTCAACGGGATATTTTGAGTCATCGCGACGAGTGAAGATCGAATCGCGCTTTTGAAATCCGGCGCGATGACATCTTCAAAAATAGCGTTAGCGGTTTGCGCCTGTAAGAAATCTAACTCAGGTTGAATTGACGCGGGTTGATCGATGCCGACGGCGGTTAGACCTTTGAGCATTGAATCGCGTATTTCGCCCGTTGCGTCGATGAACTCGGCGAGCGCGTCACCTAGGCCGTTTTGTAAAATGAACGTAGTAAGATCTGAATTCGGGCTTAATAGCGCGGTTACTATTTCCGGATTCTCACCGCCCGCGAAAAGCTCACGAATTAGATTCTTTTGAGTCTTTAGTAAACCGATTTCAAACGACCGCTCGGCTTTGACTTCAGCTTTTAGTTGATCACGTCTAGCGCGAATCAACGTCGCAACCGGCCCGCGTTTCCCTTTTACCTGATTCGTTAAACTATCGATCGCGCGCTTGTCGGCGTCGTCTTCATTTAAAGAAATGTGATTTTGGGGCCGTGCGATCATAGTTCATCTTTTAGCTATGGCAACCGGTCAAGACGTGACCGAGCGTTGAGTCAATCGCCTTGTAAGAGTGGACCTCTTCGGCGTAAACATAACGACGGGTGCGGTCTAATGAATCATATTGACCCGCGACCATGCCGGAAAACTCAAAGTTTAACGCGGCGACCGGCATGCCCTTAACGTTGCCTGACTTTTGAACGATTGAATCGGACCCGTGAAGGATACCCATAAACAAGCGTGTATCATCCCAAACCGAAACTTCATTCGAAGTTAAGCCGATCTTGGCGATATCTTGACGAGCCGCGCCGACGTGGATATTTGCAATGCCGAGCACGTCGCGAAGTACGCTTAAAACCGCCTCGTCGTTTAAGATCTGATTTCCAGATGAAAACGCGCCGGCGCTCGAAGAGTTGCCAACATAGCCGCGGACTTCAGGATTACGCGCTAGAGCTCGAAAAGACTTTCGACCAAAGATAAGCGTATCTGGATTGATGCCGTGGGCTTGCGCGAATAGCGTGTCTTTGAGTTGATGAAGATCAGTCAAAGGCGTCGCACCGGCCGCGTCAAATGTTGCGGTCGCTGCTGAAGTGCTAAATGCGGTCGCGTCGAAAAGCAGGTCGGCCGCTCGTTTCTCGCGAGCAAGCTTCATCACTCGACTAACCTTTTTAGCAAGTCGCGCCTCTTCACTACCTGGATACTGTGAATCGAAAATGTCTTCCATCGCGATCGAATCCGAAGCCGCATAAATCAGCGCCTTGAAAGTCTGCGATGATCGATCGAACCCGCCAATCGTTGGACGACTTGCGCCGGGTGATCGCTCTAAATTAAGACCGGCACCGGCCCCCATAAAGTTTCGAGTCTCTTCGAGTAGGAGGGTTCCTGATCGCTCAGGCACTTTGATGTTTTCGAAGATCTTGCCCGCGATAAGTTGATTATCGCTTGGCACCGCTTCGACAACGAGGCTCGTTAGTATCTGATCGACCGGATGAATATTTGTGTATGAACTAGCCACTTGACGACCCCTTTATACTAGAGACATCGGGCCGGTGAATAGAGCGAAGAACTGCTCACCATCGGCAACGACTTTTTGATTGATGTTAGGTAGCGCGCGCGCAATCGGATAAAACGTAGTGTCGGTCGATTCGCATGCTTGCACTTTGCCCGCGGTCGTAGCTGATAAAATCGGCGTATTCGCGAATGTAATAGCTTCGCCCGCGATCATACGAGTAACGCCGTGAACAAGGATGTCGACAGCGTCGCCGGCACTTGCCCCGCGTTGCGCGACGCCAATGACTTTGAAGTCGGTGCCGGCGGTTGCAACGACCGCTTTACCGTTTGTATCTAATGAGACAACCGCGAACTCGGTAATCGTACCCGCCGCGACCATTGAAATAATATTGTCGGTGTTAGCCATTTTTAGCCCCCAAACGCTTGATTATAAAATGAAGGATTTTCGAGTCGAACAACGCCGAGCGCTTCGCTATAGCTAATCGACTTGTCAGTCGCGACTTGCTTAATACGTGCGTCAAGTGACTGCTTGGTCACCTCGGCACCGCTTGCGCCGTGGCCGATCTCATTAAGTGGAATCTTCGACGCCCGCTCGCTAAAGTGCGACCAAAACTCAGGCTGTAAATCTTTGAGCTCGAAAGCCTTGCCCGCGACCGTTGATTCGGCCGGTGAGATACGCCCTTCGGATAAAAGCGCGCTTACCGCTTGATCGCGTTGCATCGCGTCACGCTCGGCTTGAAGTGTCGCAAGTGACTCGCGAAGAGCTTGAACTTCAGAGAGCAAAGCGGGCGACGCCGACTCGCTCATGTTCATGCGCTTATACTCTTCGCCGAGTTTTGACTTATCGTCATCGTCGTCTTTTTCGGCGAGTTTCTTCTTGTCGTCGTCGTCGTCTTTTTCAGCGAGTTTTGACTTATCGTCATCGTCGTCTTTTTCGGCCGACTTATTAATTGCCGATTCCGAGTCAGCTTTCATCTCTGCGATTTTCGCTTCGAGCTGCTTGACCATTTCGTCCTTTGCGGCGAGTTGCGCGCGCATTTCTTCGACGCTGAGATCGTCCATAATGTACCTCTCGTTTAATGTTATTCGGTCGATTCGGTCGTGTGACTGTGCCGGCCTAGGTGTTAGTGTTACCGCCAATAGTTGAGCGGTGCCGATGCGTTCACCGCCACCGCGGTCGAATACGTCACCGGTTAAAAATTCAGGCGATGACCAGAGAACACCGCCCGCATTATTTACGACATCGAGCCCGCGCTCGTTGTAAGCGGGTACAGCGTAAAGACCATCGTCTCGTAATTCGAGATCAACGATTAAGCCGAGCGCGTTGCCGCTTTCGGGCGGTGCCGGCGACCCGCTGTTTTGATAAGGGCTTGTCGCGTGTTGCCAGTCGATTATCACAGGGTCCTGCAAACGCCGATCTTGATAGACTCTTAAGAGTTCGCTTAAGAGTTCGTGATCGACTTCTTTGCCGATGCCGTCGCCGGTGAGTCGCGAGTTGACCGCGCCGATACCGAGCGTTTTAAACGGTTTACCGATTGTTAGGCCGTCGGGCACGTCATAGAGCGAACCGACTTCGACCGACTCACCATAAGATAAAGCATTCGTTTTATTATCTGCGGCGTTCATCTGTTTAACAATCCTTCGAGCAAATGCAAAACCGGCGTCACCGCCCCAACCGTTCCAAGCTTGCCACCCTTTGCCCTTGTCCGACCATGACGCGCCGGCCTTGTCGGACTCGTGGCGAGTGAAATATGCGAGCATGCGCTTTGCCGTTTCAGGCGACACTTGACGACCGTTTTTAAGATCGCGAGCTCGGGCGATACCGACGGGCGTCATACCCCGTTGAGACGATGGTTTTGACTCGCGTACTTTTAAAGCACGATCGGCAGCCTCACGAACTGCCTTCGGCGGGCCAAAGTCAATATGCGAATATTTGTCGGGTACCTCGCTACGCTTTTCGACTTTCTCAACATGCTGAGGGTGATCTTTTGGTAATAGATCTAAGTCGCCCGTGTATGCTTTTTTGCGTTGACCGGTCGCGACTAGTTTTAGAAACGTGCGAACGCGAGCGACCGACCATTGATTTCGATTCATGCCTGGCCGATGCGATACACTGAATGCACCCGCACCGCGACGGAATACAGCTTTCAACATACCGAGGTCAACACGCCGACTCTTCTTAGTGAATCGGGCATTATGATCATCGCGTAACTTTTCGAGTGCTTTGACCGCCCGCTCGCCGATCTCGATACCGCCACGCGAACCGCCCGCCGAGCCCTTCGGATTCTTGGCGCTGCCCTTTACTTGATCGCTTTTAGGTGCCGGCGTTTGCGCCTTCGTTCGCCTTTTGATCTTAACCATTTCGGCGACTCGCGATAAGCTTTTCAGTTAACGCCGAAACCGCACCGCTACCACCGCCGGCGGCGACTCTTGAAAGTGGCGATCGTTGTGCATCTTCAGGCAGATCACCCGCGCCGAGTCGTTCGCGTATCGCTCTCTCTAGTTCATCATCGGGCGTTAATAGACCCGCCTGAACAAGCGCGGGTAACGCGGCGAGTGAGTCGGCGAGATCGTCGGTATCAAGACCGGTATG